ATTCTGAACCACCTAAAGCTCCACCACCACTTCCACCAGTAGAAGGTGGTGAGCCACTGCCAGCACCGCCGCCTGTTGAAGTTATAGAACTAAAAACAGAATTTGAACCGCTTGAACCGGGGTTTGCTGTTCCAGCAGTGCCACCCGCACCACCCGCACCTACAGTAATTGTGTAAGACGTTCCAATAGTTACAGATAGCCCGGTAGCAGATAAAAGTCCACCTGCACCTCCACCACCTGCACCAACTTGGTCTGCTGGTCTACCACCACCACCACCCCCGCCAGCAACGACAAGGTATTCCACAGTCTTGACAGGGAAGTTGATGCCGTTAAGTCCAGCACTTAAAATTCCACCTACTCGTTTGGACATGATTTAGTCCTTAAGAGAGTTCTTCGTAGCTTACTGTGTAGGCAATCTTAGAAGCTGTGCTACTTGTCACAACGATAGACTTGTCTTCTTCCAAGTAAAACGCTGTTGACTTGTCAGACACAATCAAAGAAGCATCAGGAGGGACTGAAACAGTTGATGCCAATGGGTATGAAGTGCCAGAACCAGCAGCAGCAGTATTCACCGCTACAGTTGTGTCATAAGCACTTGTGCCATCCACATTTGCAGCAATAATCATATTGACCTTGAAAACCTTGCCAGATGAGGCAGCGTTAGCAAGCAATACGTTTGCAGATGTGTTTGATGGAGTAGCGTAAGCAGTCTTCGCTGTGATTGTTGCAACAGCAACGATATTGGGTGCAGCCATGATAATTTCCTTTAATTAACCACCAAAGACCATTGCCATTGCAATAGCCTTACCTGTTGTTGCCGTTCCGGGGAATGTTTGTGAACCATTGAAGATAATGTTACCAGTCATTGTGCCACCTGTAGTAGCTAAATAACCTGAACCTGATACGTATGCAGCTACCCAAGCTGAGCCTGTGTAGAGCTTCATAATACCTGATACACTGTTAAAATACAGAGCACCAGCCACTAATGCGTTACCATCGTTATCTACTGATGGATCACTTGTCTTAGATCCTAAATAACGATCATCAAAGCTATCATAAGCAGCCAGTGTAGCATCACGAGCNGACTCAGCAGCTGTCTGAGCGTTAGACGCTGATGTAGCACTTCCTGATGCTGCAGTAGCACTTGATGAAGCTTGTTGAGCGTGATACTTAGCTGAGTACTCACCACCTGCAACTGTACCTGATGTCTTAGTAGCCCAGTCGTTAGCAAGTGTAGCTGAAGAGGCAGCTTCTGTAGAGTAGTATCTTGCTGAATACAATGTACCGTCTACAGTACCACCAGTCTTAGTAGCCCACTCCTTAGCTGCACCTGCACTGTTAGTAACACCTGTACCGCCAATAGACCAAGCTTTAGATGAGTAATCAGTTGAAGCTACAATACCATTAGTCTTAGAAGCCCACTCACTTGAAAGTGTTACATTAGAAGAACCTGTAGTAATCAAACCATCTACGTAACCTTTAGTGGATACATCTGATGAGTTAGAAGGTGAACTCATACCTGTAATAGAGCCACCTGTAATAGCTACAGCATTAGCTTCTTGATTACCTAGTGAACCTACAAGCTTAACAACTGTACTACCATTCTTAGTGTACAGCTTCTTATCTGCTGTGTTAACAGCTAACTCACCAGCTACCAAGTCACCAGCTGCTGGAGTTGCTGATGATGTGCTGCTATTCTTCGTAATGATCGTAGTCATCTAAATTGTTCCTTTAAACATAACCAAGTTTAGCGTAGGCAGCTGCTACGTCAGCAGGACTCACACCGTAAGCTGAACCCATCTGCTGAAGAGCTGACAGTGAAGCACCCGGTCTAGCTGCCAACTCAGCAGCCAAAGCTCTCTCCACTACAGATTGTTGTCCTAACTCATCAGCTGCACGATATTTCTGAACTTCTTGAATGGCAGTTTGATAGTCAGCAGGGTTAGCTGCTACGTTGTAAATCATGCCAGCATCCACAGCACCAAAGTTAGGATTGTTAGTTGCAAACAAACCTGTAGGATTTAACTGGTTATAAGCATTCTGTACTTCTGCAACTGGGATGTTCATAGCTGCTGCAACTGCTGCAGGATTAGTGCCTGTAGCATCCATCTTAGCTACAATGTTCTGATATGCTGTAGCTGGATTCTTCAACTCTTGACTAATTACATCTGTAATCTCATTCTTCATTGCTGGTAAGTAATAACCTTGACCACGCAAGTAATCAACATCTTGCATACCTAAGTTAAATGTCTTCATGAGTTGCTCAGTAGACATACCAGCATTGAGAGCACCAATCAGAGCTTGTTTAGTCTGAGGTACATCACCAGATCTGTAAGCATTCATCAAAGATGTCATAGGAGCTACCAGATTAGCTGGAGTCCTTGAGATACCATCTGTAGCCTTAGCTATTGCAGCATTAGCAGTATCAGTACCTGACATCATACCCACTGCATCACCACCGTACCAAGCTGCAAGGTTAGACACAACATCACGAGGCATACCGGGCAATGCTTGATTGTATGCACCTTGTAAGCGAGAGTAGTAGTCAGCTGTGTACTCAGGAGCTGCCTGTGTAGGGATTGACACACCAGCTGCTGTAGTGCCTCCACCGCCCATGTTAGATACAGCATTGCCAGCTCCTAAGAGTCCTGCAACACTGATACCTGCCTTAGCTAAGTTAGCAATCTGTGCAGGTGTTAGACTTGAAAGTGCACTAGCTCCTGCACCTGTAGCACCTGAAAGAGCTGCAGCAGACAATGCCTCAGCTCCTGCAGTACCACCAAGACCACCTAAAGCCATGTCAGCAGAAGCTAACTCTGAGGCTGTTAGACCTGTAGCACCAGCAGCACCACCTCCAAGTAAACCAGCATAACCAGCACCGCCTAAAGCTGCTAATACTACTGGATCTTTAAAAGCATCTGCTAAACCACCAAAGAATGATTGATCTTTTTTAGTTACGCCTTGCTGTACAAAAGAACCTGTAGGGTTGTATTCATAGTAAGGTTGACCTGCTTGGTTTACTCCTGTTGAAGCATAGATACTCTGGAGTGGGCCTTCTTGCATAGATTCACCTGAGCCTTGATCAGCCCAGTTACCGCCATACAGCAGTCCACCGATGTTAACAGTGCTACCACGACCTGCAGCAATAATCTGCTGTATCTGCTCAGGTGTCAGTGCTTGAGGAGCTGCCATGATTTATTCGCCTTTTCTATATAGCTCAAATGTGTTAGTAGCTGACATTGCAGATGCAGCTTCAGGGGTAATACGTACTTGATCACCCTCTTCAAGTACTACATAAGCTCCACCGTCAAACCGTAGGTACTGTGTAGCTGCAATCTGATAAGAGTCTATAACTGTAATCTCAAGATTCTGACTTGAGTCGTACCACCAAACACTTACAGTCTTATTGTTACCTGTGTGGTTTGAAATATAACAAAGATTCCACTTAGCGTAATAACCTGTAGGTACTGTATAAACTGTTGTCTTAGTACCTGCTGTAAGACTATGCCCCGTCGATAGTGGTTTCATTTACTTTAGTCGCTTTCTTACTTATGGTCTTTACAGGAGCTGCTTCTTGTACTACAACAGGAGCTTCAACTACCTCAGTGTAGCCACCATGTTTACGCATTTCAGCGATCTCATGCTCTTGAAAGAACTCTACTGTGTTACCTGATTGATTGCACTTAAATTTCATAATAATAAACCTTTCTGATGTACTAAAAGTAATACATTAAAAAGGCTCCCCACACCTTTTGAGTATGGGGAACCTACTTAGCTATTAAGCTGGAACGACGAGGGCAACGCCACCGTAGTTACGCAACTCAGCGCAGCCGTACAAAGTATCAGCTGTGAACAATGTACCGAGGTACTCTTGTTTGTACTGAGTCTGTGAACGGACACCAACTTGCTCCACCAACACCATAGAGTCTTTGTGAGCCATTACGCACACACGACCGATGGTAGTGCCAGAACCGTCAGCGGCTGACTTAGCTGTGCCAGCATTGGATGTAACGTAAACTGGAACACCGTAGATGTCACCAATCATACCGTTACGGATGCTGTTAGCAGAACCAGCTTCACCAACGCTGTTGAAGGTTGTGAACTCAGTCAAGCCAAGGATAGTGTTACGCACGTTTGGAGGAATAATGAAGAAACGATTGTCCATAGGAACATCGCTATCGTCAAGACGCTGAATTGTACGACGAATACCAGCAGCTGTCAAAGCTGATGCGTTACCAGCATTGGTGTTAGCTGTGTAGTCGAAAGCTGTAGAGCCATCACCACCAATGAAAGCACCAGCGTAGCGGAAGTTACCTGCGCCAGCTGTGGAAACGTTGAATTGTTGAGCCAAGTTAATCAAGTCAGTATCAACTTGCTTACCCAAAGCGTAACCAGCATCATCAGTGTAGAACTGACGNAGGCTAGACAAAGCTTGAGCTTCAACGATGTCCTCGATCAAACGAGAATATTCGTAGTGCTTGTTGATAGACACAGTTACTTCGGACTCAGTAGCTGCAATCAGTGTAACTTGTGTAGAAGCTGCCTTAGCAGAAGCTGTGCCACGTGCAGGGACTGGAATGTGAACTACGTCACCCTTCTTGCCCTTGAAGCTCATCTTCTTAACTAGGTTAGCTGCAACCAAGCTCTTCTTGTAAGCTGCAACAATTTCATCACTCCATACTTCTGGAATAAACGTTGCTGCTGTACTTACCGTTACGTGATCTGTTCCTAATGCCATTTTATAAATCTCCTGTTGATATTAATATTAAATTACTTCACTCGACCTTCTTGATATGCTGCCATAATTTCTGGTTGTAAAGCCTCATATCGGTCGGGATCTGTCATACGTAGCCGGATAAGGTCGGCACGACGATATACTTTCTTAGAAGACTCTCCAGTTCCACCAACATCAACACCAGCTGCTTTCAGATTCTGTTTGCGAACAGCGTTACCTGCTTCAGTAGTTTGTTGTGTCTTAGATGTACGGATCTGTTTGAATGTAGTAATCAGTTCATCAGCTGCATTAAAATCATAGTTAGCATCAGCCATTGCATAGATATTAAGCCTCATGGGAGAAGCTTTAACCCACTCAATAAACTCACCATCACGTACAACATCTGCAAAGTCAGGATGCTTCTTGTTGAGCATTGCTTGTGTCTGAATCTGCTTAAGTTGTAAGGAAGCTTGTTTAGCTGCCAATACGTCCGGATGATTCGCTACAGCACGATTAACGTGACTCTGCGGATCTTCAAAGAAGTCGATCTCTTGTGGTGGGTTCTCCACCGTTTGTGGTTGTGCTTGTTGTTGGTTTTTCTGAGCTAAGCTTTGTTTTAAGAGTTCATCAGCTAAACGTCTAACTTCACCAACTTCCTGTGCTTGCCTACCGATTAGCTTTTCAGCCTCTTGGTGCATACGAACAATATCTTCAAGATTCTTCCCCTTGTATTTCTCAGGGATCTCTGTTGCTTGTTCTGCCTCA